TGCAGGCACTAACCCTATCTTTGTCTAATTTTTTAACTACTTTTTCTATAGTAACTCCACCATTAGGTAAATGTTTTAATTTTAAGTTTGCAGTTTCTTCAAAAAAGCAATCAGTTTGTATAAAAGGCGTAACCTTATTATCTAAATCATCCATTTCCTTATCTGTGAATTCAGATAATTGCTTTTTGTATAATAATCTTAGTTTTCCACTATCTACCATATCTATAAACGTTGTAACAACTTTATTTTGAACGGACTGAGCTTTTAAATCATAAACTATTTTGTCAGATTCTTGTAATTCTGGAGTATTATCAGTATTTATTGTATTCCAACAACCTAAAGATTCTTTTGTTATTGGATCAAAACTTTCTTTAAGTAATTCATCAATTAAACCAGCACCTAATCCATTACCATCAACAACTACCGCTTTTGCATTATATTGTTTTTGTATTTGTTTAACCCTACATGCTTGAGCAGTAAAGTTCATTATATTGGGGATATTAATAATATTTATAACATCAATCGAAATAACCTTATGTGAATCTTTACTTCTTATAACTTTAGCTACAACAACAGAAGATTGGTTATTATTTGTGTTTTGAGATCTGGCAACGTCAACTCCTAAATAAAATTCATCGTCAACACTATTTGGTTTGATTTGTGAAACCGTTAACGAACGACAACTCATTAATTTATTAATATTAACTAAAGCCCCATCAGAACTTCCAACCCATTTAGACTCATAGTTTTGAGAAAAAGCGATTGGCGACATTTCTTTTTTCTTTTTTAATATTTGACTTTTTGTAGATCCTCTCCCATACCAACAAGCCAAAAACCATGAAGAACCCAATACCAATTCACCAGAAAGATTAATCATTCCATTTAACATGGTTATACTTCTTTGAAATTCATCCGAACCTCTAAATCCAGAAGTACTGAAAAAATTAATTTGTTGGTTTAATTCACATGGATCAACAACTCCTAATTTTCCGACTGTATACCTTGGAACTTCTACTATTGGCTTTAAAGCATCCTGAAACATTTCGTCATTTAATAAAGCAGATTCTTCTATATTGATTCTTTTACGTCTTTGACCTTTTGATGTTTGAGAATTTGCTAAATTATCAATCCTACTATCGGATTTGAATCTTACTTCAGCATCTCCTTTAGAAAATCTTGGTTTGTCTAATAATTCATTTTCTAACATTGGGAAATGTTTCATTAATTCCGAATGTTTATCTTTTAATAAGTCAGCAGCATTTTCTTTTGTCTGTGCTGTCATAGCTAAGTCTATTGATGGAAAGAAAATAGAAACTAAATACATAGCTAAAACTTCATCATAAGTTTTTCCCCACAATTTTTGTTATCCTATAGGTTTTTTACCCTATAGTTCTCATAGTTTCCTATGAGTTCAGCATACATTTTCACCTACAACATTACTTGATTAGGTGTCGGGCACTCTTGGGTAGATTATATTTATTCACTACCTATGCGTTACGATACTTAATAGCCTTTCGAAATCTATTAAGTTATCTCGGTATTGCCATATCTTTCGACTTAGGTTTCACCGATATTGTCCGATTTTACTGTCTGTATTTCTACTGACAGGTGGCTGGTATTTCAATATTTAATTTATCAAAAGCATATAAGAATTTTTCTTTTTTTCTTGATAAGTAAATGGTAGCATCAGTGTATAAATATACATAAAGATTTTTTAAGTCGTCGTGTTTTGTAAGTCTTATTTCGTTAGCTTTTCCACAGTTTGCTTTTTTGTTTATTTTGAAGTTTATACTATTTTTATTTAACTGCAAAATAATAGAACTAAGAAAACTCTCAGTTCCAACAAATGAAGCTATTATATTTTTCTGAATATAATCTTTATTATTCCTTTTATCAGTATAGTTTCTTTCACTATAACTAATACATCCATCTCCATCAAAATAGCCTCTTATAAAATGTTTTATATATGATGTCGGAACAATATCTGAATATGGAAATTCTAATGTGAGACTTTTTCTATTTGTACAACCTAAATTAATTAAATCTCTACACATTTTTGTATTATTTACTCGCACTCTACATGATTCAAACTCACTTCCTTTTACAATTTGTTTTCTTGTTGTAATCGGAACGTTACTATCAATATCTTTTATAAAATCTTCCAAATGTTGTTTGTCGATTAAAGATAATCCTACTTCAATTCTAGATGCTTTTATTTTTTCTTTTCTATAAATAGGTTCTATATAGCCATCAGCATATAAAAAACCAAGCCAATATGCTTTACGTTCAGAATCTATTTTTTTAAAATAATTTTCATTGTAATTATACTCACTCATGAAAACCTCCTTTTAAATTAAATATTATTGTGTTAACCACGAGGGAAAACTCCATACATACTAACAAATCTCATAATACAACGCAAATATGTTCTTTGGTCTGGGTGTAAGTTTATTCCACCTGTATCTGGTTTAATTAAATCTAAAAACAAATCAGGATACCATCTACACCATGAGCAAAATTCAACATACTTATATAAATTTTCACCAAATACTGAATCATCTTGAAGTTTTAAAATTTGCTCTTTTGTCATAATTAATCACCATCCTCATAATCTTTTGGAAGAGTGATAAACTTTTTTATATTTTCTCTATTTTTTTCAGTAGGTTCATCGTTAAATATACCATATGGATCACCATATTGTTCAATGTATTCATTTTTCTTTCTGTCATAAAATTTGTACACATCTTCGTATTCACAATGAGCTAATCCTTGTAAATCTCTTGCATAATTTATATAACACCAAATATTAAAATCTAAAGCGTCATTTGGTCTATATTTAAATTTTGGAAGTATTGGTATTACATCAATAGCTTGTTCAACAGCTTTAAAAATTTCAGAGAAACTATTAATGCCTCCTTGTAAATCTGCCTTAGTAAGCTGTTTTGGAGACAATTTTGCCTTGTCTGCTGCATCTTGAGCTGCTTTACTCCACTTTTCAGCTTCTCCTACATTGCCTAAAGCAGTAGAAAGTTCCTCTTTAACTTTAAATCTTACATATGTAACTAAAGCTTCTTGATGTAAATTTGTTTGCATTGTATAGTTTAATTTTAAAGTTTCATATTTCTTTTGCATTAATCTATATTCATTTTTTGTGTATCCTTCACCAAATAAATCAAGTAAATCATCAGTAACAACAAAATTATCAACTTGTTTAACATATATTTCTTCTTTGTCTTTTTGTTTCTTTTCAGCAGTTGTAACAGCAGAAGATAATATTCCACCATCTAACATTTGCATAGATTGCATAAAAGACATTTTTGTATATTGAGGAAGAGAAGCAATATTCTTAAAATAATTACCGATTAAATCCTTGCGTCCTTTACCTGTGTCTATAGCTATTTTTGTTTCAGTAATTGCACTATCTATTGCAACAGGAGCAAAAGGTTTATCCATTAACATTAACATTTCCTTAAACTTTTCAATATTAATAGAACCATCATTATTTAGAGATTCTTTTTTTACACAGACTTTACATACATTGACAACCTTTCCATCACTTGAAGTCTTTGGATTTGAAGCCATATAAAAGTCGCCTAATTTTCTTATTTTGTGACAATTACAACATTCCTTTTCGCCAACTGGTGGCTTTTGTCTTGATTTTTGTGGCAAACCGCCACCTCCTTTTGCAATTATTTTACATAGAAAAAGAACTAGACTTTAAATCTAATTCTCTATTTAAAATTTCTTCAATATTATTAAAGTTGTAGTACCATATTTCAAGTAGTTTAATATTGTTATCAATGGCATATTGAAGTTTTAAATTATCATGAATTTGTTGCTTTTTGAAATTTTCATAAACCATAGTTTCATCTGTACAGCCTTTGAAGTTAGTTGGGTTTTTATGTTGAACTCCTTGATATTCAATTAATAAATTATATGTAGGTAAATAAAAATCATAAGATAATAAACCTCCGCCTGTACCAATTAAATCTTTATATTTATTTTGTGGTTTATATATTATATTATGTAAATCTAAATAATTTTGTATCTGTTTTTCACCTTTTGACTGACAACAATAAGGGCATCCTACACCTTTTAACAAATGTCTTGGTGTTCCATTCCATTTACTATCACA